CGCCTCGGCAAGTTCCTTCGCCAGATCGGCCAAGGTCGCCCCATGATCGGCACCGCTGCCAATCATCGGTTTTCCGTCTTGGGTAAGCACCTTCGGTGTGCCGTCCTCGTTAAATTGCAGCCGCCCCATTGCGGTAGATGCGATGTCGTCAATCGCCTCGGCAATGAACCCGGCCTTTGCCAGTTCCGCCTTGAGTTCGGCCCCGGCGTTGCGCTGCATCATCTTTTGGATGCGTTCGTTTGCCGCCGTCAGCTTGCCGTCATAGTCCGCAGCCATCGCGTCTAGCTTGGCTTGCGCGTCCTCGGCACCTTTGCCTGTGCCCTTGGCCTTTTCGGTCAGGTCGGCAATCTTGGCCGCGATTTCGTCCGGTGTTCCGTATTTCGAATAGGCTGTTGCATTCGCGCGCTCTTTTTGCAGCGCGGTTTTCAGCCCGGTCAAATCCTCGGCAATCATCAGGCCGGACAGGTCAAGCGTGCTTTTATCGCCTTCGGTTTGGACGGCAGATTTCAGACCTTCGGGAAGTCCCGAAATGTCGGCTAGTTCAATTTTCATGGTGTTAGCTTCCCGCTAGGTTGGTGTCGGCTTCCCGCCAACGAAAAAACCGCACTAAAGGCGGCATGTGGTTTCGGTCGTGTGGTGGTTTAGAAAATCGTTATCCTATGCCCGCAGACACAAGTTGCGCTTGTCGGCCTTGCGGATGCCGTGTGCTTGCCGTGCTTGTAATGCAGGCTGTGATGCCGTGCCCACTCGTTACGCCCGCACATGGGGCACATTGTTGGCTCGCCCGAGTAGGTGCGCTTAGGCTTGGTCTTGCGGTCAACAACTAGTTTCAGGCTGTCTTTGTCCATGCTTACTGTTCGCGCCTCTGCAACTCGGCTAGGGAATATTCCCTGCCGCTCGCATCAGTGAACCTATCAACCTTCGTGCCGGAACGGAATAAGTCAGCTTTTCGCTCGCCTAAAACATCGTCCTGAAATTCCTTCGGCTGCCTGCGCAACCACCCGTCATAGTCCAGATCGGCAGGCACCTGCCCGCTCATGCTGGCCCGCGTTGATGCAGGCAATTCATCTGCATCGAACCCCAATTCGCGCCAGCTTTTCAGAACCGGCGAAGTGCTTGACCGGCAGTTGTAGTGCAGCGGTGGCCTTGGCCCCTTGCCAACCTCAAAAACCTTTCCGTCATTCCCTGCGCAGACAAGCGTTGTCCGGCTGTCCAATGTGGCGTTGAAACGCACGCCCTTCACCAAGTCGCTGTTCGCCTCGTAATACGATTCCCGCGCGCTGTTGGCGGTGTGGTTGATTGCGGTCCTGACAACCGATTCAACATCCCGCCGCGTCTTGGCTAGTATTCCGTCCTTATACCCGTTTGCTGCCGTGCCGCGTAGATCGCGGATAATCTGGTCAGTCGTGCGGCCTTCGATAAACCCGGCGCGAATTGTGTCCCGCACCTGTCGCCATGCGCTTTCCGCCAGTTCTGGATAAACCTCGCGCAACAAACGCCCCTGAAACGGCCTGGCGTTGACCGCCGCGACCACCTGCTCCGGTGTCGGCGTGACCGTCTCAAGCCGAACCGGCACAACCCGCCTAAACAGGTCAGTTTGATACCTCACTTCATAGGACGCCAGCGCGTCAAGGTCCACTTGCAGCGCCCCCGTGGCGTCCCTGTATGCGCTTTGAATAACCTTCCGAATGTCACGCAACAGCGCCTCTTGCCGGGCGCGCGATAGATCCGAGACTTCGCCCAAAAGCCTTTCGGTGACTTCCGCGTCAAGCCGCCTTAGCTGTGCCAGCACCTTGCGCAGCGTTGCTGTGCTGTACCGGCGCAGATAAACGTCATGGCGCGTTAGGCTATCCAGCAGGTCGTCAGAAACCGCCATCGGTTGCGCCTAAATCCGGCCCCTCGGCGTCTATCCGGTCAATTTCTTCCTGTGTATCCAGATCAGACCGCAGAACCCCGCGACGCTTCATTTCCTCAATCAGCGTTTCGCGCGACATGTTGCCGGTGTTCACTGCCGATAGCAGCGCCGTGACCTCTTGAGCGGTCATCATCGACACGCCAAATTCCTTGTTCACCGAAAGCGTGATGGACTGCTCGCCCAGACCGCCGTAATCCGCCGCCCATGCCAGCGCCTGTTCTAGCGCATCCTTTAGGCTGTCTGCCATCATCGCTAGGCCCGATGTTTCCTTTGCCGCGTCCAAAGCGGCCCCCGTGGCCGTCTGTGCGACCCGCACCAGTAATTGCAGGCCCAAGGTTTCCATTTGAAACTCAAGGTCTTTAAGGTCTTGCCGACCTGCGCCGATTGCCTGGCCACTATGCTCAACCCACTCCAATTTCGCCTGATAATCACCCGACGAAACTGCTTGGCTTGCGCTGATAGTCAACGGGCCATCATCACTGTTGCGCCCCGCCGCGTGGAGGATAGGCACCCGCGCAAAGTGCAGAATGTTGCGCTGATCTGACTGTGACTGCCAATGTGCAATGTTCACATCGGCCAAATCCTCAAGCACCGGCTCGCCAGTAGCAAAGCCCGTGCGCCGCGCGTAATACGGCACAACCGTGATTTCCTGTGCATCTGTCGCGTATTCGTCGTAAAGCACCCAGCCCCGTTCGCCCTCGCGGAAAATCCGAACATTCACGCCGGTGTCGGTGCGGTCCAGAACGCGGACTTGAACAATCGCATCCTCGGCAAATTCATCATCCGCGCGGGCTTGTGTCGCCTGTTCCAAGATGCGGAATTGTGAAAACGCCAGGACATTGCCATAGGTCTCGGTTTTCCAACCAAGCACTTCCTCAACCTTCAGGTGGACCAGATAGGGACGCAGCCCTGCCGCCGATGCTTGCGCCCGCGTGGTTTCGCCGTTCCGCTTTGGCGCATCTGCCATGATGTAGGACACGCCGGATGCAAACCCGTCCTTGAATACCTCGGACGCGAATGTGCTTAGATCACGCCCCTGCATGTCGATGTTTTCGGCCCACTCGATTAACTGGTTTGGCCCTTCTGCGACTTCAACAGGCTTATCGAATACGCGCCCAGTCATGTCGTGAACCGACTTCCGAAACCCATTGAACAGCCAAGACGCGGTTAGTCGCGCGGTATAGTCTAGCGGGTCTTCGGCCTTGAACTTCGGCAGATACATTTCGCCTGCCGTGCGCATTGCACCTGACCCGCCCATCAGCGCGCGGCCTTTTGCTGCGGCTGCAACCATCGCGGCAACCGTTTCTGTGCGTTTCTCTACGGTCATGGATGTTCCTTAGAACGGCAGTGCCGTTACGCTCATGGTTGGTTTAACAACCGGCATTTCATACGATATTGGATAACCGAAGGCATCGTTCTGGTGGTCCAGCCCGGTTGTTTTGTCAGGCTCGCCGTTCTTGTCATACGACTGCTGCTCTAGGCATCGCGCCGTTTCGGGGCATGTATCGGGGTTCACCCAAACCTTGCGGTTCTGGAATCCCATATTCACCGCAAGAACGCGGTCTTTAACCCGTGGATTGCTGTTCTTCGCCCGGATGGTGAAACCAGCGGCCCGCAAAAGCCCGATATCGGACAGGCTGGCCCCTTTGCTGCTGGCGTTCTTGCCGCTCGCATCGGGGTAGATCATAACGTGTCGGCCCTCGTATCGGCTCTTGAGCGTGTCAATCATTGACGGGGTGTCAGCCCCGCCCTTTAGTTCATCAACGCAGTGCCAATCGTTTTCACGCAGAACGAACGCACACGCGGCCATGTTGCCGACGTTGAAATCCATTCCTAGCCTGATTGGCTCTTTTGGCTCTAGTGTTTCCCGGCTGCGGTTGGCTTCCCGGTCGTATGAGCGATACACGCTGCCAGATGTGAGATTGACGAACCTCCCTTCGATATAGGCGTCGATCAGTTCTGCTGGGTAGCTGTTCCGAAGGTTGTCAACGTAATCGTCTGGCAAAAACGGGTTGCTGTAGGTCGGCGCCTGGAAGTATTCGTAGCCTTCGGTTTGTTCCTTTGCCCATCGTTCATAGACGAACCGGAACCCTTCAGGCGTGGTGTATGCCGACACCCGGTTGAATGGTCGTTTGATGCCTTCCGGCCTTTGCCGGTTCCTGGCGATAATCTGATTCCAGGCCTTGCGCGCATTCTCGGGTTTTAGCGTGTCCAGTTCATCCACATGCGCCCGGTATGTCTCATACCCGACAATGCGTTCCGGGTTGTCCATCGTTCGCATAACGAAATCACCGAAACGCGGATAGGACGTGTAAACGATATTCTCTTGCTTGTTCCACTTGTGCGGAATGCCTTGCTCTTGCAGCTTGGCGCAAATCCTTGGACCAGTGATAAGACGCACAAGGTCATAGGTGGGTGCATATAGCCCGATAAGCGCCTCGGCGCTGTGTGCTGCATCACCTAGCGCCGAATAGGCCATGATTTCAGACTTACCGGCGCCGAAGCCCGCGACAAATGCCGGGTGCTTGGCTTCTGATAGAAGGAACCGCTCTTGCGGCTCAGTCAGCGTCAGGCGTATCGGGTTTGCTTGCACGTTCCACCATGAATCCTGTGAATGGCGCGACTTGGTGGTGGTTGTGCGTCTCGACTTGATCCCTTTGTCCCAACATCTGCTTGCCAAGCCATACCAGCATCGTCGGGTTTAGTTTTTCCGTTGCAGATTTCCATTGCGAACGGCGCAGGCTCGCCTTGCCCTCGCCTTGGTGCTTTTTAAACAACTCGGAAAAACCGGGTTGTCCAATCTTGCATAATGCGGCGTTGAGCGTCTTATCAGTCACCCCATAAACGTCGCAGATTTCAACCTGCGTGCATTGAATGCGGATCATGGCGACGATCTTCTGAAAATCCTCGTCTGTTAGTTCAAACGCTGGACGCCCGCCTTTGTTCTTTTCTGCCATCGGCTTCCCGCCTTGGTTTGCAAGTGCATCCCGCACTCACCTGTTGAACAGCCGCCGCACTGCGTATGATCGCGCCACTGACGCTGCCGTGTAGACCGCGGTGATGCCCCAAGCGTCGGGAGCGGTGACGGCATACCCGAACGCGGGCAGGACAGTGAATGTCAGTGCCAGTGAGACGCCAAAGCCGATCGCCGTGCTGGTGATGGCCTCTGCGGCGCTTAGGCTGCGGCTTTGCATCGCTCGGCCCTTGCCCAATTCAATTTCATAGACACCCGCTTAACGCTGCGCCGCTGCGCACCATCCGTAAACACCGCCTTAGATGCAGCCTCGTTTGTCAGCAGCAGGTCAAGCA